TTGGCTTTAGTGTACGCTCCAAGAGCGCCAGCGTTGTGCCTACCGGAGCATTAGCTGACATATCAGATATGTTCATGTCGCTAATAGCGCCCAGNCTGCGGCCTTCGTTAGTNATNTTATCTAGCAAAGCTAGAAGTGTCTGAGATGGTTCCTTNTACGGAAGGGGCATGATGTTGTCACGGATACTACCTGACGGCACATCCACNTCTTTAAACTCTCCCGGCTCAATCGGAGAGTCATCCCCCTTGATACGCAAGCCACGGGACTTTAGTCCACCGGGCAAATTAGCGAGCGTACCGGCATCGACAAGTTGACGTATCAAGGAGGTTCCTGCTCGTGCGTATCCACCAATAATGTGGACAAGCCCAAGACCATAAAAGCCAAATCCCGGTACATATGGGTAATGTACAAAGTGCTGGCGCTTCAGTTTGAGTGGGTCTTCAGGGTTCCAGTTACGTCTAATTGCAAGAACTTCCCCTGACCCACGCTCTATAGTAACAACATATGGCTTGCCGATCTCTTCTTCAAAATCATCAAACCCTTCAACTACAAGGTCAGCATGTACTTCGTACAGTGCATACCGATCATCATCAGTCAGAGAGTAACCACCCTCTTCAGCCTTACGTATCTCAATATCAGAGTGGTAAGGCTCTGGCTCATTAAGATCCACGTCACGGTAGAACTCACTAGCCTGTAACTTCTTAAGCTCGTTCTTTGTCTTACGCATAACATGCGTGACACGCTCCGCAGTCTCAATATGTGACGCGCTGTACGGCACGATACAATCTTCTGCGGGTATAAACAACGCAACCTGACGCCCTATGTTGGGGTCATGGTATACCTTCTTAAACGCCGACCCGCCTAGTCCCAAGCTATATAACATACGCTCATGCTCTGGGCGGTACTCTACCATATTCTCGGTAAGCTCAAAGTTCATGTCGGCTTTGACGCGGGCTGCGGCTTCAGTCTTCTCTCTAGTCTCTTCACCTAGAATCTTTGTTTTTACTGGGCCAAGCGCGGGGAATGTCTCGCTCATAGTCTCAGCTTGGAACCTGATGGCTGCTTCTGCTAGCACTGTAGAGTACACACCGCAGGCGCCTTCCCAAGGCTCGGTACGCTCTTCGTACTTTAACCCCAATACATCCAGACCATCTACAAATGTGTCTGCCCACTCTTTGCGGCTATCAAGGTCAGAATCAATAAGGCCAATCAGTTCTTCAGCTAACGATGCAAGGTCACCTTCCTCCATCGCTTCAGCTAGGTTACCATCGAACGGCATATCGCCTGATTCCTGACCGGGAATAATAGTTATTTCTACACTACCATCATCTAGTGTAACCATTTCTGGATCAACAATCTCAATCTCCAGATCTGCCTGTGGCATATCACCTTCTGGCATCTCTTCATCCATACCTGNTGGAGCTTGGTATAACCCTTTTTCAATCGCCATAATATTAACCCCTAATAGTATCCGCTGCCGCGTCGCTTAAAGTATCGTTGTTCTTCAGGTTCATCACTAGGTAGACGTATAAAGCCCCCTTGGCGGAATCGCATAAGGGCCATAACTGTTGAATCAACTAGGTCATCATGGCTCATAAACGGGAATCCTGCAATCTCTTCCACCACTTCTTCTGCCCAGCGGGTCTCTGGAACCCAGCATAAGCCCGATGCTACGATATCAGATACAGAGTTTAGACGGGCCAACTTGTCTCCTGAACCTCTATGTGGGGTGTATTCCTGTACAGGCAATCCTGACCTGCGCATCTCCTGATACAAAGCCACGCCAGAACTTTTCTTCTCAACGATAAACGCGTCTGGCTCCCAGTCTTCATATTCTTCCATGGCAAGCTGCTTAAGCTCTGGAAATTCCATACGCTTTTTTATGCTATTTAGCAATATAATATTATAATTGTCCTCTTCCTCATTCAAAAACACACCCCATGTCGTCAATGCTGTGTAGTCAGCACGGTTGTGTGTCTCTGCTGCCGCATCCAAAGACATGATAACGTATTCACACTCAGGTGGATGCTCGTGCTTCCATACACCCCACCAGTCACGTTTGATAAGTGCGGCTTCTTCTGCGGTCGGTTCTTGTTGATACTGCGCGTTCCACTGAAACGCAGGCATAGACGCCTTAGTGCGTAGTAGAGCTTCCAGATCAAAGAACTCAGGCCACAGGGGTTTCTGTTCTGACTTCTTGGTTTTCTTATTTATTATGTCCAGTATAGCTGGAAACTCGACCACATCATACTGGTCAGACCGTTCGTTCTGTCCCATGTCCCGCACGACTCGTCCTGTCAGATCATCCATGTGCCATCTGGTTTGTATGATAGCTACACGGCCTCCCGGCATTAATCGTGTACGCGCTCCGAAGGTGAACCACTCGTATGCTTTTTCAAAGACTTCAAAATTTCCGTTAATGACATCTTGTTCGGAATGGGGATCGTCAACGAGCAGGAGGTCAGCACCACGACCAGCAATAGAGGAACCAATACCACACGCATAATATTCACCTCCTGAATTAGTGTTCCAACGTCCAGCAGACTTAGAATCTATCGCCAGCTTCACTGTAGGGAATATGGAATTGTACTCATCTGTAGATATAAGGTTACGTACCTTACGTCCAAAGTCTACCGCCAGATCAGTGGTGTGCGATACCATCATAACTTTCTTATTAGGGTTCCTACCTAAGAACCACGCTGGAAAAAAGATAGAAACAAGCTGCGATTTACCGTGTCTGGGGGGTATATTGACGCAAATACGGTCCTTTTTACCTTCTTCGATGTCCATAAGCATGTTTGCAAGCATCCTGTGATGTTTTCCTACAATAAAGTCAGGCATCATATGTTTGCAGAAGACTATTAGGTCGTTATAGGCTGCTTTATTGTTTTTTCTGGTGCTTAATTCATCAACAAGGCGGTCAATCTCTACAATTTCGTCTGAAGTATACTGGTCCAAGTTGCCCAACATCTGTTGAACCTCTTCTTCAGTGAAATCTATCGCTGCTTCAGTCATCGTCAAACTTATCTTCCTCTTTTAACCCAAGTTCAGCGTCAACATCGAAAGTTTCGCCGTCAATTATAACAGCATCTTGTATATTTTCCTCTGGTGTATTCAGTTTTTGCAGTTTCTCACGTAGTTTAGCCCTCAGATCGTCCGTAGACTGGTGAGTTATGGTAACTTCGGACTTCTCTGCGAACAATCCAACGTCAGATATCTTACCTAGCAGCTCTAATGCACGCATACGTACACGAGGATCTGGGTTTTCTGTCTCTAACAGTAACTTGTTAGTCACAAGGTGGCGTATATGTAGTGAACTCTCTACTACAGACTGTCCAAACTCTTTAAGGATGTTGTTTGTGAGGATTAAAGAAGCGGGTGTGAGTGTCGCTATCTTCTTATCAGTAACTTTTTTAGAAGTAGTCTCGGGATTATCTGCATATGCCGTAACTAGTTTGGCTGCNATATCCTTATCTTCTTTGGTAGGTTNTACATCTAACCCATGGTCAGCGAGTTCCTTGGCAGTTTCACTAGCTGCGTCTGTGCGTTGGCTTAGATCTACAAACGGGGACTCGTCAGGAATCGCCACGCCTAGTTCAGGTTCTACCAATATACTCATATGTCTCATCGCAGGCTGTTAACCGTTAGTGTCGATATATACAGTATAATATTTTTTCATGCAAGTAGGTTGGGACTCCTACCGGGGGGTGTTCCTGTGTGAGAGGGGGTGGGGGGTCCAAACTGAGAAAATACCGATTTACTCGTGGAAATTAGTAATAATAAGATACGTATGTAACTAATGTAACAGATTGGGGTATAGGGGTAGGGTAGGGTAACGATAGTCACGTTTTGCCATTGCCTAACATGGTTTACGGAATTCCGTAAAGTATTCTCACCGATAGGGAAAGCTCTATATCTAAACACGTTATACTGTGTCATAATGTAATCACAATCAGGCAATGATGTTTGGTTGTTTTCAGAAAGGGGCTTTGCTACATGCAAAACTCAAACGTCAAGCTGGTAGTCGACGCTAATACTACCAACCATCCACCCGTGTTGGACAACACGTTCTTCAAACTTGCCAAAAAGACCGATAAGGTCGCTGGCGAATTCAAGGCTCACATGGTCAAGCTACAGGCGACAGTGGCAACGTTCACGTCGCCTCGCTCTGGCGGCTCTATGACCGTCGAGCAATGGTCTGATGCCAAGCGCGACACTATCCTGGCATTTGGCACCAAGCGCCAGATACAGTTTGGTCTGATGTGCAATGCTGACTGGCAAGCCCATGTCAAGTCAGTAGGTACTGAGCGTGCTGCCGCTGACAAGGCAGACCGTGACAGAGCTGGCAAGCTACACAATGACAAGTTTAGCGATTGGAAAAAGCTGGCCAAGACAAACGAAGAACGTGTCGAGGCAGGCAGGGCAAAGGGGCAACAAAAAGCCCTGCAAGAACGCCTACATATCGGAGCCAGCAAGTTACTGGCAACGATCAACACTAACAACGCCAAGGCAGAGCCTGACAGCCTGAGAGAGTCAGCTAAGGTCAAGGCCATGTTAGCCGAGCTAATACAGCTTACTAAGTAACAACAATGGGCAGGGATTCATTCCCTGCCCTACTCTTATGAAAGGTGACAAGTTATGACTGGTTTAAATCAATGGCGTGCTGAGAAAGCGCATCAACAAAGAATGATTAAAGTAAGACGTGCTGTAAGTTACATACTAACATTCTTAGGATTGTTAATGGTATTTGTTGGCGTGTCTATTGGCGACACTGTAGAGAATCCCATGCCTACTATTGGCATGGCATTGCAAGCTGCTTGGATTGTTCTTGGTGGCTGTGTTGCCATTTTTGGTTTTATGAATGGGGTGCGATAAGATGAAGTTAAACGATACTGAATATTCGCTGTGTACTAATTACACTGAAGAACAACTTACTGAATGGCTGGAACGGTCTGAAGAAACCGGCCATTATCGCGGTTATGCGAGGCATCATTTGGGAATGGCATTGCTAGAAAAACGACGTTGTAATGAACGTATGAATGACACGCCAAAAGAATACAGAGTTTTCAAATAACAATCAGGCAGGGCTTCGGCTCTGCCTTTTTTTGTGTCTTCGATTGAAGCC